AAAGAAAATATTGAAGATGCTACTCCTAAATTAAATGATTTACTTAAGGTAAAAATTAGAAACTATAATTTAATAGGTGATGATAAAAAGCAAATTGGTGTAATTGCTCAAGAATTAGAGGAAGTATTCCCATCAATGATTGATGAAAGCGAAGATTTTAAAGAAATAGAAGTAACTGACCCAGAAGGTAATATTACTAAAGAAAGGCAATTTTTAGGCACAAGTACAAAATCAGTTAAATATTCAGTATTTGTACCTATGCTTATTAAAGCTATTCAAGAACTTAAAGCAGAAATAGACGAATTAAAAAACAAATAGTATATTTGCAGTAAAATTAAAAATTATGTTAACATTAAACGAGCAACACTTAACAGACTTAAAGGCCTTTATAAACAAGATCCCTACGGAGTTTGGCCTACCATTATTAACTTTTTTCGGTCAGCTTGAGCAAGAGCAAAAGCCAACCCAAGAAGAGCCTAAAAACGAAGACTAAATGACACAAGATAGCAGCCAAGCCTTAATCAATACCGGCGTGTCAATGACCGCCGCGACATTGTCAGTAACCCAAGCGCAACCCTTTGTGACTTTAGTGGCCGGTTTGGTTGCTATCATTTCAGGTTTTATGGCGATACGTTATTACTATAACGCCACTAAAAAAGTAAAAGATGAAATTCCTAAATAGTATTTACGGATCATGGCTTAAAATTGTCTTAACGGCAATTCTTACCATGGTTATAGCTAAGGGTGATATATACGAGGTAACCTTAGAAGAGTGCATAAGCGCTGCGGTTATTTCTATCCTACCTATTATAGTTAACTATCTTAACCCGCACGACCCTCGTTATGGCAACAAAGGCTAAGATCTTTATAGTTTATTTAATCATTCTTTTAGGCATTTTGATCCTAGGATGCAACCCGATTAAAAAGGCCGAGCGCTTAGTTTTAAACAATAGAGACGCTAGCAATAGAGTTTTTAATACTTTGGCCCTTGATCGTCCATGCGCTAACGATACTATAATTTTAACCTTAAGCGACACAACAATTTTACAAGATACCATAGTAGACTATAAGCGAGACACGATTAACAATGTTATAACATTGACCGAGAAAGGCAAGACTATTGTTAAGACTATTAAGGTTAAAGACATTAAGACCGCTTATGTGCAAGATACTCGTATAATAGGCATTCTTAGCGATAGCGTGCGATATTACAAGGTTTTATACCAAACCGAACATAAGTATAAGCAAAAGGCCGAAAGCCGATTTTGGTGGCTTATAATCGCAATAGCAGCTATATTCATTTTAAAGCGTTATTTATGGTCATTTCTCAACATGTTACACTAGGCGAGTTAATTAGATCCGAAACTGCGAAACGTAACGGCATTACTAATATGCCAACGCCGGAGCATATCGAAAATTTAAAGGCTATATGCGAGCATATCTTTGAGCCTATCCGTGCCGAATTTAGAGTTCCAATATACATAAGCAGCGCTTACAGATCCGCAGCACTCAATAAATTCGTTAAGGGCAGCGCGACAAGTCAGCATTGCAAGGGTGAAGCTTTAGACCTAGATATGGATGGCCATAGTCACAATATTAGCAATAAAGATATATTCGACTTCATTGTAGCTAAGCTACCATTTGATCAAGTTATTAATGAGTTTGACTATTCATGGATTCATGTAAGCTATAAAAAAAATGGCCCGCAAAGAAAACAAATCTTGCGAGCCGTTAAAAACAATAGCGGGGGAACTATTTACTTATAGTGTGTAAGATTGTAGCGTGATTCCTTTTAATATGCCTTGCAATTTCACTAGGTGTAAACCCTTCAAAGTATGCTTGCTTTACATAAGCATCGCGAGCGTCAACAATTTCTTGTAGTCTACGTGCTTGGCTTATATATTCATAAGTAATATTATTTTCTTTGTAGTAGCCTTCGCTCCATTCTATAATTGTTATTTTAGGCCTTGGCTTACGCTTAACAAACTTTTCTACGTGTACTATTTTTTCAATTACTTGAGGCATTATATTTAATCTTGGTTCAAGCATTGCCTCAATACGTTTAAGTGCGTGATCGTCGCAGCCGGTGTATAGCTTTATATATTTAAGAATTTCCTTCATCGTTAATTTTTACTTCATTAAACAATCCTAATAGTTCACTAGCTGCGACCCAATTTTTCATAGCATTAAAGCTATCTAGATCATTTTGCAGTAAGTGTGTAACCTTGCCGACTAAGTCGATTTTTTCTATAATGGTAAGGTCTTGCCATTCTTGGTGATTTGCCATGGTTATTGGTTTTGATTATTAATTAATGTTTTGTTCGCTTCGTCCTCTTCGTCCTCAAAGTCGCAATGCTCTAAGCATTCGGGACAAATATCTATTTCGGGCATTTGGCTATAAGCGCCGCAGCAAGTAGAGTAAGCCATAATTATAAGTTTTTAAATTTTGAAATAAGCGTCGCAGTTAAATACAACGTGATTGCTAGTGGAAGTGACACTACTATAAAAAATGTCAGTTCGTAAATAAACATTAAGTATTTACTCATAGGTTTTGCATTATAGCGGTTACTAAAAATGCAACGCATACAATGATAAATGCATACATTGGCTTGATGCTTTCTTGAGCGTAGCGCTCGTTGGCTTTTTGTTGTGGTGTTTTTAAACGATTCATGTTATTGGTTTTGGTTTATGATAATTTTGATTTAGCCCACTTGCTTGCTTTTTCTAAAGATGAAAAATCTTTAGATTGCAATACTTGTTGTTGACCTTGATAAATTTGAACATACATAGCAATAAAAGAAGACATATTAGCTTTGATGTTTACTGCTTTTGATCCGGTTTGATTTGTAAAAGTTGTCATGTTTTTCTGTTTTGATAAATCAAAGATATACGAATATTATTAATAAAAAAATATTTTTATTATATTTTTTTAAAATAATTTTAACTAGCTATAAATCAAGCAGTTATGACCTAAAATAATTTTTTAAAATGACTTAAAGTAAAGTCTTTTTTGTTTTGCACCATGCTAAATATGCGGTCTTCTATCCCGCCGGTTGTAAAGATCCAATATACTTTAGACGCCTCGATGCGGTCTTTAGTCTGCATTCTTGCCCTTGATTGCCAATAACTTACGGCGCTAAAGTCTATATTATACATAACCAAAGCCTCGGCGGTGCTTAGGTTTATACCCTCCCGACCGCTTTGTATTTGACTTATAAAAACTGCGTCGCCCGATGCCTCGTTAAATTCCATAGGATCCTCGATAATACGGCCCGCAAAGTGTACCCTTAACTGCATACCCTCCGCAATGTACTTGTAAAATATAGCTATCTTTTGCCCTTTAAAACGCTCTTTAATATATAAAGCTTTAGTATCGTCAAACATAATAGCGTTACCATCTTCAGTCTTAACAGATCCGCTACATATTTGATGGATCTTTTGCATTTCTTTAACCGAGGTATCGGCTAAAACTACCGCGCCATCTTTAGTCTTAAATAACTTATCCTTCTTAATCTTGTCTACGGCCCACTTAATTTTATCCGACATGGGTACGTATAAAATAACCTCTTCTACCAAGCTTTCAAATCCGGCCTCTTCTTGCGTATATGTTAACAATAAGTGTTGTATTTCGCTTTGGATGCGTTCTTGCTTTACGTGCGTATAGTCCGGCACTTGCATATTATATAAGAACTTTGTCTTAGGTATTCCGTATTCCTTATGCCATGCGTAAAAGTTTTTAAATTCTTTAAACGGGCTAAAGCTGCTTACAAAAAATTGATGATAAAATTGTCCGTATGTTTCAGGCGATGGCGTTCCGCTTAAATATATTACCGGTTTGCCTAAGCATATCTTTTTTAATTCAGTTACCCGATTGCTTGGCTTTGGGAATTGCCCTAAGGCGTGCGCTTCGTCTACTATGATAAGATCGTAAGCGTATTTGATCTTATGTAAACTTTCATAGTTTATTACAAGCAAATCATATAAACAATTAGACTGCCTAAAATCATCTTCTATGCTGCTTATAGCTTTTTTCTTAGTGACAAATAAAACCTTCTTAGCGCCATATAAACTAGCAATGTGCAAGCTTGTTATAGTCTTGCCCGTACGTACTTGCATCGCTAAATATACTAGCTTAAATTCCTTAAGTATATTTATGGCTTGCTCCGCAATGTCTACTTGGTAGTCTCTTAGTTGCATGGTATTGTTTTAAAAGATAAGGCCGGCAATTCCCGTAATTACTATCATGATATTAATGAGTGTTATTTTTGCCGGCCTTTTGCCAAATCATATTTAATTGGTCAATGGCAATCCAATTCTATAATAAGCCGTCTTGTAGCGGCTCGTCTTCTTTTTGATCGACACGTCTATAACCCTCCTTCCAAAGGATGCGTGTAAGCACAACGGAGTTTTTAACTATGGTAGCTTCCGAACTTCTAGGATATTGGCAATGGAGAATTTCATGTATTAAAATTTCTAGGTGCTTTTTTCCTTTAAGGCGTTCGTCTATTTCTATAACGCCATCCTTACTAGCAAGGCCATGCGCTTGCTCGCGTCCAAGCTTACGATATATAATTTTTATGTTAGGCATCTTTTTTTAATTCTATTTCATCTAAACGATCTATTTCATCGCTTGGAGTAAATATAATTTGACCCCCGCGCACTTTAGCTAGGTAACGTCTTATTTCTATTTCAAGGCCATGCACCTCTGCTAGCTTATTAGTAAGCCACATTTCTTGCTCTGCTAGTTTCATTTTATTAAATAACTTTGGAAGTTTCATACTCTAGTTTTATTAGTAGGTCAATATAATGCCTTGCTTTTTTTAAATCTTCGATGCCGTTTTTATTTTTATGTCTCATAACATACTTAATAATATTACCCTCAATAAAAGGAATACTATTTGTGTGTATAAATTCGGTTGGTTGGATCTTATAAATCTTATAATGATCGCCGCCTACTTGAGTACTTGTTGGACTTTCAATATAAGGATCAAACATAAAACATAACCAATCGCCTTTTATATCGCCTTTAGGCGTTAAGTCGTCGCCTTTTACTACATACCCGCAAAATGTATCATTAACAAGTTTATTGCTTTTAGTACACTTTACAACTAAGTCGCGCATTTTATGTTTATATAAATTTCCTACTTCCATATCATTTATCAGTTTTTCGGTGAAACTTGCCACACGTTTTACATTTATAGATTATTTTAATAGTTCCGCTTGCTAAAATTTGTCTACTATGTTTTATTAAATCGT